ACATTTAAAGAACTAGTAGCGGAAATCAATGCTAAGTGGGAACACACATATATTGATACTGTTGCAGAAAAGTCAGCTATTGACGAACCAACTATCGAAGAAATAATGGAAGAAATTCGAGAAGCACATAAGCTCTTCGGAGAAGAATAAGTAGAATAGTAGAGTATTCTGGTGGCTAATCTTAAGGGTTAGTCATCCAGAGTATTTTATACTCTAGGCAATCAAGCCATCCCCCATAAAGGAAGAAATAAAATGAAAAATTCAATCGCAACAGTACAACACACAACAGCTTCTTGGTCTTTACAGTACGTAGTAGGCAGTGACTTCGTTACAGCTACTTGGTTAGATGGCTCTGGTCACGTAATCAACTACCCTGTTTCAGAACCAAAAGGTCGTTACCTTGCAGGATTGACTGCTCGTAAAGGTTTCTTAAAGAACCTAAAATAACTCTTAAAACCCCTGCTGTCCCTTCGGGGATGGTGGGGGCTTAAACTAATCCTATTTTTTTTTGAAAGGAAAAACTACTATGACTTTATTCGTACTAATTGCACTCGGTCTTTTATGGGCGGGGGTAATATCAAACGACGATTAAAGTTATTAAATCCTTAACTAAGTGGAGCATCCACGAAGGATGCCCAGTCCACAACGAAGGAATAACATTATGACAAAAACCCTAGACTTACTCGTCTCGAACATGGAAGAACGACAAAAGTTCTTACTTGATTTGAAAGGCGAGAAGCCAGACAAGCGCAATAAGGCTTGGCATCTACATGATGCTGATGCTCGTGACTTGTTACTACACACTTATGGACAAGTATTATCGAAGATAGAAATCCTATCAGAACTAACTAACATGTTATCTTCTGTCGGTAACAGTGTTAACAGAAGACTAAAGCTAAGACTAGATGAAGTAGATGCAATACACTTAGGTTGGTTCGTATTTATCTCGTACATAGACACTGGAATACTCTCTATTAAACGAAAGAAAGGTAAGAAGAAAAACGGCAGACTAAAGAAACATTCTTCTTATCATATACAAGTAGAAGATGTTAAGGCTCTCAACTCTGTGCTAGAAGAAGTAGACACTACAGACAAAATAGAATTGTTTCCTTCTCCTATAAAACCAAAGCATTGGGTAGTATCAGAGTTTCTACATGAAACAGGCTACCCTTTGATTAAGAAGTCGCCCCATGAAGACGCTGTTAAGGCGTGTAAAGAAGGTGGCACAGAGTATCTTATAGAAACATTAAACAAATTAGGCGATGTAGGTTGGCGTATCAACCCATTTATGTTTGATGTGTTTAAGAAATGTAAGTACTTAAATACCCAGAAGACCCCTTTTAAGTTTCAAAAGGAAGTTGACCCCAAGAAGAAAGCCTCGTTAATAATAGAGGCAGAAGCTATTGAATCTATAGCGGAAAGGAACAAAGACAATGCGTTCTATCACTTGTATAATGTGGACTTCAGAGGTCGCATATACCCTAACACTGCGTTTCTCCACGAGCAATCCAGTGACAATGCGAAAGGTTTGTTATTACTCGACGAACCGGTTGAGTTGGGTAAAGAGGGTTTATACTGGCTTATGGTCCATACGGCTAACATGTTCGGTAACGACAAAGTAAGCTTAGATGACCGTGCTCAGTTTGTTCAAGATAACTGGCAAACATTTATAGAGTACGTAGAAGACCCTATGACTAATGATGACTGGATGAATGCAGACAAACCATTCTGCTTTCTTGCTTGTTGTTATGAGTTGTACATGATAGATAACTGGGTTAATGATTGCGAACTTGATATACAAGAGTTCCCGTCAAACCTACCTATCTATGTAGACGGTTCTAATAACGGTGTTCAACACTTAGTTGCTATGTCTAAAGACGTAGAGGTTGCACCTTTAGTTAACTTAGTACCACAAGACCTTCCCGGAGATGTTTATATGTTTATAGCTGATAAGGTTATAGGCAATGTAGAAAGAGACTACAATAAACTAATTGAGGAAGACAGTGAAGCAGAAGAAAAGTTTAAGGAGATTTATGATGAGTTCGTTAAGTTAGAACAATCTGTAAATCATTACTCAACTAATGCCAAGTCTGATTTGTTCTCAGAAGCAATGAAGAGACGCTCAGAGTTCGGTAACTTAAACAGACATCTGTTAACTAAATATGCTCCTGTATACTGGAGTAAAATAAAAGACAGAAAGATATGGCGCAAGACTGTTAAGCGCCCTGTTATGACCTTAGGCTACGGCGCTGTACAATACGGCATGGTAGACATGGTTCACGATGACACACGTAGCTTAAACCTCTATCTCAGAGACAAGCACAAGGCGTGGTCAGCTTACTTAGGCCAGATGATATACAAGACATGCTATGCGGAGCTTAAAGGACCAGCGGCAATGTTACGTATGTTTGAATCCCTAGGTGCACAAGAGAACGAGAAAGACTTACCAATCAACTTTAGACAGATTGTTACAGGCTTACCCTTCGTTCATGCCTATAGGAAAGGTGTAACAAAGACTGTTAAGTTATCTTACAACAATACTCGTATGGAGTTAGACTTTACCCTCTGGGCTGAAGCTACTCTAGACAAAGATAAACAGAAACAATCTGCACCACCTAATATTGTGCATAGTGTTGATGCAGTACATTTAAGTATGTATGTACATGACACAGACTACCCTGTAACAGTTGTACACGATTCGTTTGGCTGTCATGCAGGTAACATGGACAAAGCTTTTGTTGATGTAAGAAACAAGTTCGTAGAGTTATACGAGCTAAACCCACTAGAGCATATCTTTGACCAGATGGATGCTTTACCATTAATCCCAGAGAAAGGAAACTTAGATGTTAAGGAAATTATTGACAGTGACTACGCCTTTGCTTAAAGTAGGCGCAAGACTATACATAGACTTTGAGGACGAAATTGCTCCTGTAGAAGTTCATTCAGTTATCCTTGATGAGGATAATGAAGTAGAAGCCATAGGTGTTATGGCAGACCCTGATAGTGAGAACCCTTACTATGCAGAACTATATATGGAAGACTACGGACACTGGTGTGTCTGTGAATACGACCATTAAAACAAGGCCCAAAATAGGGCGGAATAATGACTAATAATAGTCCAAAACACAATACAAATCTCAAATTAAATTTACCCATAAAGGAAGAAATAAAATGGCTAATAATACAGTAATCTTTAACAACGTTGAACTATACTTTTCGAAGTTAGACCCAGCTAACCCTAACTCTCGCTTTGACAAAGAGAACCCAACATGGGAAGTTCAAATTCGGACTAAAGACAAATCAGTAGCTAAAGAATGGAAAGAAAAGAAACTCCGAGTAACTCCAGACGAAAACGACGATGGTGTATTCTATCGTGCTAACTTAAAGAAGAAATCAAAGAAGCGTGACGGTTCAGACATGGCTCCTGTTAATGTGGTTGCTGGTGACTTATCACCTGTAGACCCTGCAACAATCGGCAATGGCTCTATCGCTAACCTTTCAGTGTTCCAGTATGACTACAACATGAACGGTAAAGACGGTGTTGCATCTATGTTAATGGGTGTACAAATCACTACTCTTAATGAGTACAAGCCTCGACCTAATCAAGGTGGCTTCGCTCCAACAGAGTTCACAGTAAACAAAGTAGCAGACAATCAAGAGGTTGATGCTGACATGGTTGCTGGCGATACACCAGACGACGACTTAGACTTCTAAGACTAAACAATTAACGACATCGGTCATCCCTTCGGGGGTGGCCTTTTTAACCAAAAAGGAAACTATTATGACTGAAGAAAAATTAAAAAATATCGTTATGAAGAATGTCCTTGGTTGGGCAGAAGAAGAATTTCATGCTAACGACGATGATTGGACGTTTAACGACAGGTTTAATCACAATTTAGAAACATTTATAGAACTATTACAGGAAGAAGTATTATGAGAAAAGAAGATTTTCAAGACTGGCTAGACACTCTCATTGATGCGGGTGACGCTAACTATGTTGAAGTTGAAGTAGACAGTATCGGTTGTTACCATGTAGTGTTTACAGGTATACATGACAAGACACCAGAACAAATAGCTGAAGAAGAAGCAATAAGGGTTCAAGAACAAACTCAGATGGCTATCAAGGCTTGTGAAGACCTTCTAGGTGAGCCTTATGTAATACAAGGTAACGGTGTTCAGTCGTCTGGTAAGTTATATTCAGACACAGCAGATGGCTTACGACTAGCACTAAGAGTATTAAGAGGAGAAACAATATGAAAGACCAAGTATACTTAGCAGGGCCAATGGAAGACTGCACAGAAGACCACATGACTGGTTGGAGACAGTTAACAGCTAACGCACTTAAGTTATCTGACATTAACACTCTAGACCCAACACGTCGTGTATCATTCCATGACCAATTAGGTGAGAACCTAGAGAACGTTACAAAGACTATGAACACTTGTAAACGTATCTTCAAACAAGACTTACAAGATATTGCTGAGTCTAAAGTTGTTCTTGCTGATGTTAGACGTGGCTCTGGCAGAGGCACAGGTACATCTATGGAACTAATGTTTGCACACACTAAAAATAAGATTATTATCTTGTGGGCAGATGAAGGTGACTACATCCATCCTTTCTATGAGGCGATGGCTACAGAGAAGCATTACAGCTTAGAAGAAGCAGTAGATTCAGTGAGGCTGTACTATTGATTAAAGTTAAAGACTGTTCAACAGGAGAAATTCTTAACTGGACTCTAGACGAAGTTCTCTATGAAATTAATAGAGACCACAACGATGAGTGGGTTGATTATGACGAAACAGACTGGCGAGAAGGTTGGAATGATTTCGTTGAAGGTAATGGTTACTACAAAATTATAGGAGTCAAACAATGATGACAGAACAATGGGATAAATACTACGCAGTAACCTTCGATGGTGAAGTAGTATGTGAAGGAAGTTTCTCCGAATGTGAAGAAACAGTATTAAGAGCATTAGATGACGATTGTGCACAAATGTTTGAAGTAACAACAACAGCAAAGGAAATAATATTATGAACAAATTTATGGTAGCAGTACACTACGAAGAAGGTTTATTATTCGCAGTAGAAGCAGAAACAGCAGAAGATGCTAAAGGTAAAGTCATGGAAATAGTCGATGGCGATGCTGAAGTTCTTATCGAAAACAATGAGTTAATAAGACAAAAGGTTGTGCATAGAGATGTAATGCACGTTGAAACAAAGGAAATATAATATGAGAAAATTTCAGAACAAAGAGACTATGGAAATACACGAGTTAACTCCTGAGATGTTTGTTCGGTTCTTTGAAAACAGAGACCCTGCTATGTTTCAAGAGTTAGAAGTTAAAAGCATACGTGGTGAGCAGTACGAAAGATTGTTTATCAGATTGTCAGGACACTTCTTATCAGAACACTTACCTGATGACTTCTTTACTTATGACGACGAAGACCAGATGACTCTTATAGAAGACCATCACTGGCAACCGTTTGAGTATCATTCATCAGAAGACGTGTATGACTTAATTGACTCATTAACTTATGATGTACAAAACATCTTAGAAAAAGGAGAATACTAATGGCTGATAAAACATTAGGACAAATACTAGAAGAAACACTACTTGGCAAGACTGAGAACTTCAGTTACCCCGGCGTGTCCCAAGAAGAAGTTGATTGGGAGTCTCGTACTTATGCTTACTCAGAAGAAGGTGATTTATTCTTACCACCGTCTTTGTTTGAAAGAGTGTCAGAGTTCGGTAGTGCTACTGTAATGGGTCGTGGTAACGACTTAGACTATCTACTATGGTCTTCAGACACTAGTGAAGCCCTTAAGTACTTGCTTATGCACGGTTGGAAGTATACAGGAACAGAACAACATTACTGTGCCGTACATACAGACATATCGTTTACAACATTTAGGTGTATAGACAATATCTTTAACTTAGTATTGTTAGAAGACTTAGATGATTACAAGCGTATGATGAAAGCTAATGACTTATGCGTGAAGCTTAAGTTGGAAGACAAAGAAGACAGAATAGCTGTGTTCGATGCAATAACTAGAAAATGTGATTACAGAGGAATATAATCATGGTACTATTTAATAACATAGAAGAAGCGTTACAAGGCGTTAAAGACGGACACATCACTTGGGAAAGGCTTATTGAGCTTAAAGAAGTGTATGATGAAGCCTACACGGTATCTAAAGAATATGGGTATGTAGGTGTTGGTTGTATTACTTGGGCTTGTAGAGCTATCCAAGAATATCAAGGTATGCAAACACCAGAAATAGAAGTTCCTGTGTTATACACAGATGAGGACTTCACATGAAGGTTGCTGTTTACTTTAACCTACATAAGAACATATTTAGTGTTCAGTCCCGTGAAAAAGAATCATATGGTCGAGTGATTGACCATGTGGAATCAGTAGTGCTAGAAGCACCAAAGTTTGTCGTAAGACAGGCAGGACGTAAGAAAGTAATAGAAGACAAGAAAAAGAATGTACACGCCTTTGTTGTAGGTAATATAGCAGAAGGTGTTGAGACATCAAGCCTAGAAGAAATCGTCACATACAACCCTTATAAGTACACGAGCTTTGTTAAAGAAGATACTAGAGAAGAAGTATCATCAGCAGAGTATTCGGTAATTAGATTTGGTGTAGACGGTAAACCCTTAATTTCAGCATATGGAGCTTAACATGACAAATTATATTTACGAAGTAATTGAAAACGGCTACTATGAAGAAACAGAAAACTGGCAACATGCCATTGATTTGTTCAATCAAGCCGGACCTTTGAGGGGTCAAGAAAGAAGTGCACGAATTGAAGTGTACAGGTTATCAGACACAGGGAGCCGTTACCATACTGCCTTACCTACTACTTTAAGAACACACACTGACATACATGAGTGGTCAGAGTTCTTAATTGATAACCTACAAGCAAACAGAATCGAAAGGCGATTAATGAAAGAATCACTACCTAAACCAATGTCGTTTGAATATGAAGAAGCGGCACAAAGAGAAGCAGAAGAAGCGTCTTGTTATAGAGACGAAGACGGTGAGATAGTTAACTCTCCTAGAGCAGAAGTAATTCTAGACGAGATTATGTGTCTAGAAGAGTCTATTGAAGAAGAAAGACAAGAGCTTTATAACCAGCTAAACAAGATATATAACGAAGATGGTCTATATCCTTGTGGTGAGAATGTATGCTTCTGTGACGATGAGAAGTGTATAAAGGAAGATGAGGAAGCTATTAAGACAGACTTCCACGGCGACTTCTCAGGAATGTCTGAAGAAGTTAAAGACTCAATCATCAACCCTAAACATTACAAGATATTTGCCCCAGAGGACTATGTAGACTATCCTGATGGTATAGAGTATATGGACCTATGCGACAAGGCTCTAGCGCACCTCTCTGGTGTAGAGAGCCACCTTGTAGGTCAAATCCTTAAGTACACATTACGTGTAGGTAAGAAAGATGCTATGGAGCAAGATGCTACTAAGATACAGTGGTATGCTACTCGTTTAGTAGACACAGTGAAAGGTAAGTAATGTTTATATCAAGACACAACTTTAAGAAGTTACAAGACAACCAGTGTAACTGTCACGACGACTCAGCAACTAGAATTAGAGAAGACTTGATTGATATCTCTAACCTAGTAGCTAAAGCTTACCTGAGACTTAGCAAGACTAAGTACTGGGTAAGTGAAGACCTTGACGACATCTCTGTTCGTCTTGAAGACATAATGTATGACTTATCAACTAATGAGGTATTTAATGACTGAGAAAGAAATGACAGAAGTACAATTTAAAAAGATGACTCAGCTATATGTTGAGTTAATTGGTGTTGATGAAGATATAGCCTTTACTATGGCTGTGAATGCACACAACATTAATCGTGCTGGTGAAGTAGCCGCACAAGAAGCCTTCTACGAGTCTAAGTACGGGGAATGGCATTTATGATGAAACTTAAATTACCTTCTTTAACTTTGCGTAAACACATAGAACTTGAGGTATACTGTGCGAGTCCTGCATTAGATAAAATGAAGTTTTTTGATTTGTCGTCTAGGTTTAAAAAACAACATATGAAACCAGAGAAAGGCAAGAGGTCTATAGCTACTTGTCATGGCTTCATAGAGATGCAAAGACACAGTGTATGTCTACAGTCTTGGATGGACTGGTCAATGGAAGTAACAGAAGAAAATATACACTTTAAATCTGCAGAATCTAAGTTCCTTGAGACAGATACTTCTCATACTAACATGACTAACGGTTGGGCTGATAAACACAATTTAATTGTAGTTAAGGTGCATGTCCCTTTTGTTGTGTATAGTAAAGACGATGTAGACTTCGTAATGGCCCCAAGTCCCTTTATGCACCATAACTTACACATGCCTAGTGGAATGGTAAACTTTCACCATACTAGGTTCCTCAACTTCTTTATATATCTACATAAGGATTATAAAAGAGTTTGGGAGTTTGAAATGGGAGACAACTTGCTTAACTTTGCGCCTATGAGTGATAGACCTCTTAAGGTACATAACTTATACGATAAAGACAAGTTTGATTATTATGCAGAAGACACATTACACTTGACCAACTCTAATGGCTTTTATCGTAGAAGAAGTCGCTTGCTAAATAATAAATAGAAACACGAACTAATAAGCTAGGAGATTTTATGAAATTAGTTTTCGATATTGAGGCCAATGGTCTCTTACCTACAGTGAGTAAGTTTCACTGTGCCGGTGCGCTCGATGTAGACACTGGCGATGAGTACTGGTTTCGTCCAGAGGAGTTTAAGTCTTTCTTAGACCTTCTAGACAAAGCTGATACTATAATAGCACACAATGCCTATGGTTACGATATTCCCGCTTTGGACATATTATCTAAAACACTCTTGGGTGTTGGATGGTATCCTAAAGCTTCAGTACAATGTACTAAGGTAATGTCACAACTACTTAACTACAGACGCTTCGGCTTCGGTCATTCCCTAAAACAATGGGGCGTGGCTTTCGGAGACCAGAAGGGTGACTATACTGGTGGTTGGGAAGAGTTCAATGAGGATATGTTTACATACATGAAACAAGATGTTCGTCTTGGTACTCGTGTTTATAAAGCATTGATGCAAGAAGTAAAGAACTATGTGACAGCTAGTAACTCTAAAACAATTCTACGGGCTTTACGCTCTGAGATGAAGATGGATGAGATAATGGTTAAGCAAAGTCGTAATGGCTGGTTGTTTAACAAAGAAGAAGCTATTTCCCTTATGGGTGATATAGAAGATAAAATGAAAGCCACAGAAGATTTCATTAATCCGAAACTACCCCCACGAATTAAAAGGACAGATGGAAATGAAAACACGAAAAAACCGGCTTTCACGAAAGCAGGAAAACCACTTGCATGGATGCGTAATTGGTTTCAGCTTGGCGATGAGTGCACTGTTGATGCTTGCCCTGTCTGGGGCGAGTTCTCTAGACTTGAATTTATTGATGGCGATGTGGGCAACACTGACACTGTTAAGAGGCTGTTATATACTCTTGGATGGGTACCTGACGAATGGAACTGGAAGAAAATAAACGGACAGTTCATCAAGACAGGCGCTAAACTATCTGATAGCTCTTTAGAGAAGCTAGGTGAAGTAGGTCAAGCACTAATGGAATACTATACTTTAAGGTCTAGACTGTCTATTATGAAAGGTTGGTTTGACCACATAGACGACAACTCAAGACTACACGGTGATGTATTTAATATTGGTACACCTACATTCAGACAGACTCACAAGATTATTGCTAACTTACCTTCTGGTAAAGCGGCATATGGTAAGGAGATACGTGAATTGTTTATAGCTAAAGAAGGCTATACACTAGTATCTGCTGACTCTGCGGGTTGTCAGTTAAGACTTCTTGCTCACTACATGGGAGATTCAAGCTATACTAAAGAAGTTCTTGAAGGTGATATTCACCAGAAGAACGCAGACATTCTTGGTAGCTCTCGTGCTGATGCTAAACCTTTTATCTTCGCATACCTATACGGTGCTGGAGGTAAGAAGCTAGGCTCTATCTTAGGTGTCTCTGATGCTCAAGGTAATAAGCTAAAGAAGAAGTTCACAGCGGCTTTCCCTGCATTGGGTAAGCTAATATCTAAAGTAGAGAACATATCAGAGAACTCTGGATTCATTCCGGGCTTAGATGATAGGCCTATCTATGTAGACAGTAAGCACAAGGCTCTTAATTACCTTATTCAAGGTGCAGAGGCTGTGGTTATGAAGGCTACTGTAATTATGATTGATGAGAAGTTAACAGCGGCGGGGATAGATTACTCCCACCTGTTATTCTACCATGACGAGCATACAGTAGAAGTAAGAGAAGACCAAGCGGAACAGGCTCGTGATATCATCATGGAATGTTTCAGAGAAGCTCCAAAGCAATACGGAGTTAACATTATGGATTGTGGAGATTGTGTCATTGGTGACAACTTCTTCGCTGTACACTAACTAAAGGAAATACTATGGAAAAATTAATTAATAACCACGTTGTCTTTGCTATTGATACTGGACATGACTTGCATGAACATGCTAAGTTTGTTCGTTACTTAGACACTAAAAGTGTTCTTTATCCGTTACGTTATCAACCTAAGTTATGTGTTGGTGCTTGGGATAATCAAGTAGAATACTCATTTATGATGGACTACAATGACTACTATGAGTGGGTACACAACTCTGGTTGGGTAGACCGTCAGGAGTGCATTATGATTATGAACCCGGTTAACCCTCGTCACACTACTCGTTATCAAGCTACTTTTAGAACTCGCTTTGATTGGGAAGAAGATGATTATGCAGGTGAATTAATTGTTAAAGACTTCTCTGAAATCCTTCGTGATAGAGACGAGAACTTTACTGCCGTCATGGGTACAAACCAATTCTATGTACTAAAATGATTAACAAAGAAATACAAAACAGGATTAGGCTGTCAGTAGCGGCCTTTTCCTACGAATACCAAAGTGACTCCATTATGTCTGATGCTGAGTTCGATGAATTATCTAGACGAATAAACCCTGAAGTAGAAACAGGGAATGAAGTTATGGATAGGTTCTTTAGAGAACAATTCGAACCAGACACAGGCATGTGGATACAACGTCACCCTGACCTAAGAGGGTTAGAGTTAATCTACAATAAGTATTATAAAGGATTTTAACATGATAATAGAAGTAGGAAAAACATACAACGTGTCTAACAAGAATAAGAAGACAGTTGTAGAAGTCGAAATGTATCGACACAAAGAAGAAAGCTTAAAAGGCGTTAACACAGAGATTATCTGGAGAACAGGTGATTTCACTATTGAAATAACAAGTGAAGAAGAAGCAGAGTCATTGCAGGATATGCTTGACGGCGGTACTGAGTTCTGTACAGACTGCTTTGATACCTTCGAACTGGAATCTTGTTGGGACGGTTGTGGTGAGGACTTAGTGCCTTGGACTACTGCTTGGTCTTCAGGAGAGTTCGAAGACTTCTTAAACGAATACTATGATTCAGAATATGGTGGTTATGATTTCTTAATTGAAAGAGACTTTGAACCAATGGAATGTATCTGGTATATTGCTAACGGAATAACAGTAGAGGAGACTGTAATATGAATGAATCAATAGTAAAAGCGTTTGATGTATTTCACGCTAACATTAAATTCGGATTAGTGCCTCTTAGTAGTGAGATGACAGAACATCTTGCAGAACTAGAAGACACATTAATACGAGACAGAGTAGACTATACTGAGTCTGAACAAGAGTATCACTGGGGTGAGGGTTATGACTCAGGCTTTAGTGAAGGCTATGACAAAGGTACAGAAGAAGGCTATGACGAAGGCTATGAAGCTTGTGCTCAAGAAATAGACGACTTAAAAGATGAAATAGCAGAGTACAGAGAAATGGTCGATGACTTAAGAAAGGTAAACGTTTAATGTTCACAGTAGATAAAGAAGACGACAGCTTTGTAATCACTAGCTTAGATGGTAGTGGTTCTTTTGCTGATGTAGAAGTCATCATGGACGTTAACGAAGTATACTTAAGACAGTGGGATGAGAACTGGCAAGAGTATTCAGTCTTAATAATATCCCACCAACAATTAAACGACATTAGAACAGCAATAAGGGAAATATAATGAAAGAAGAAGAACTTATTAACATTGTATTAGATTATGTGGTTTACAACGGTTTATTAGGTTGTTTACCTTGTCAAGACGACGATGAAAGTAGTGGTGAAATTGCTTTAACCGCCGCTTTAGCTCTTAAAGAATTAAGAAAGGACATATAATATGGATTCAAAAGAATTTCAACACGAGGTAGCTCGCTTCTTTGAAGAGGGAACTACAGAAGAAACACTCTTCCTTGGACTAGCGTCTGAGGTAGGGGAAGTAATGCAGTCTAGAGTAAAAGAAACCCGTAAGGGGCTAGAGTGCACCGCTGAGATAGCGGACGAGCTAGGAGATGTACTTTGGTATATCGCTACTATAGCGCAGTCTAGAGGATACTCTCTGGGCGACATTATGCAAGATGTCGTAGACAAATTAACTGTTCGTTCTTACGATGCACATGGGTTTTATACCCAAGGACCACGCTAAACCCCTTAAAAATAAGAGTAAAAATAGGGCGGAATAATGACCAAAGGGTCTCCCTAGTTTAGGGATTAACTAAAGGAATATTTAATGACATTAGCTATTATTGATGGTGATGTTCTCCTGTATATGAGTATATGGGGTTCGGATACCTTAGAACAAGGAAAGACTAAATTTAATACTACATTTAAAGATATTACTAACAGCTTATTTACTGAAGACTACGTTATGGCTATGGGTGGCCCTGACAACTATCGTATCGACTTATACTCAGAATATAAACGTTCTGCTAGTCGTGTGAAGTCGAAATCTACTAAACCTGATTGGTTTGATGATTTGAAGTCTTGGACTACAGAAGCTTATGATGGCTGTATTATTACAGACAATTGTGAAGCTGATGATATGGTCCGTGTATGGGCGGTAGAAGCCGCTAAAGCTGATATCCAACATTGTGTAGTAACAATCGATAAAGACTTAGACTGTATACCGGGTAATCACTATAACCCTCGTACTAAAGTTATTTATCAAATAGACCAAGAATGGGCTGACTACTTTTACTGGAAACAATTATTAATGGGTGATTCTGTTGATAACATTCCCGGTATATCTGGTATAGGGCCAAAGAAAGCAGAGAAGATATTAGAAGGTGCTTCTACTAAAGAAGAACGTGTTAATAGAATCTGTCGAGAATATGAAAACGCTTACGGAAACGAAGGCTTTGACTCGATGTTACTAAACGGTAAACTGCTACATATATGGAGGCATATTAATGACCACTTCAGTATCAAAAAAGAAGTATACGAAGCCGCTATTAAAGGCTGAGTTGGGTCACTGGAAGACTAAGGTAAAGATAAACCCTAGTAAAGCTTTCGGTTTCCTATACTGTATACACAATAAAGAAACAGACCAATATTACTGGGGTAAGAAACAATTCTTCCACGGTGGTAAAAAGAAATCAAAGACTTACGGTAAAGAAATGACTTGGAGAACCTATACAGGCTCTTCTGTCCACTTAAAGAAAGACATAGCACTAATCGGTCATGACCAGTTTACATTTGAAATAGTAGACGTATACAAGACTAAAGGTGGGCTATATCATGCAGAGGCTTATTGCCAGATGGTATCAGAATCAATGACTGAATACTTAGCTGACAAAAAGACCCCTCGATTCTATAATAGACAGATAGCGGCTATTAGGTTTGTTCCTAAAGAAGCCGTTACCAAAAAGACTCGTGAGTATATCAAGGAACTAATGACTAAATATTAGGAGATATAATGGGTAGAATAGT